ACTATTTTCTACTAAAAAACTCTTTTTTCTGAAAAAACTCTTTTGACTGAAAAAACTCATTCGGTGCGATAAATAAGTATTGGGCTAAATTTGGGAAATTGGGCGAACTTAACCTATCTGGTTCTCACATCTCTATAGGAAATTTTCCCTCTTCAATTATGATTTTTATTGGTTCGTCTCCTTTGTATTCCTTTACATATATTTTGCATTTCTCTATGATTTGAAGTTGTTTTCTGACAGTATTATAATATTCTTTGTTGTATTTCTTTTTATTCTTCCTCTCAATTATTTTTCTCTTTTCATTCTCATAATATTCATTATTTAATTCCATCTATATTATAATTTAAGAAAAAAAAAATATAGAGTAATTATATAATGAACAAAAAAATTATATCTGAAAGTGAAAAAAAGATGTATGAATATATCGCTAATAAATATTTTAAAAAATTACATATTTATATTGAAGTTAATGTTGATAAAGATAAACCGAGAAGAACAGAAATAAAAACATTAAGAGTATTTAGAGATGAAAAAAAGTGTATCAAGTTTGGAAAAAGTCGAAAAGATTATATCAGTAAATACAATGATGAGCAGGAATTCTATTCCATTCATCAATACTATGAAGATGTTGAATTAGAAGATTAATAATTATAGAAAAAAAATATATAGAGTAATTATATAAATGGACGTAAAAATTTCAAATCCAATTCATAAAGGCTGGACAATCTACACTCTCTCAGGTTGCAAGTATTCAACAAAAGTCAAAAGGCTTTTGAATGTTTTTGATATAAAATATAATGTTGTTGATTGTGATTACTGCTGTATAGTTCCTGAAATTGAAGAGGAATTCTCTTTATTTCTTTGTAATCTTTGCGGATGTGTTCCTAAATATTTTCCTCTTGTTTTTAAAGACAATGAATATATTGGGGGATACAAAGAAACATTAGATTATTTGAAAAATAAAAATATAAATTAATTATATAGATGAGTTTTTATACATTTCAAATGAGTTATAAATTAAGTAGAAAGCAATTGAATATAATTATAAAAAATTTACAATTATATTGTGATGAAATAAAATGTGAAAAATTTGATATTTACCTAAGTGAAATCGAGAGGAAACATTTATATTTATTAGATATTGAATTGTATGATGAAATAGATGATGAAAATAATAATGTAATTAAATTAGTTGAATTTTATTTGGATGCTTTTGATAGTGGAAATGATGAAAAAGTTTTTTAAAATAAAAAATATCTCTACTAATAATATAATGGAATTAATCCAGGCTGTAGATGTACCAAAGGATGATGATTTGTTTCAATACTCAAATCCAATCCAAGCTCAAGAAAATGCAGAAAAATATTTAGGAGAGAATGTAATCTTATATAAGAGTCCTAGACCAAATAAAAAATATATGGTATATAATAAATATACTGGTGATGCAATTCATTTTGGAAGTATGAAACCACCATACGAAGATTATTTGAAACATCAAAATAAAAAGAGACAATCTAACTATTTAGCTAGAGCATCAAATATAAAGGGGAATTGGAAAGATAATAAATATAGTAGTAATAACCTAAGCATCAATATTTTATGGAAATAATTTATATAACATATATATAGCAATTATATGCAAACTAAAAAAGAAGATCCACTATTAGTATTAAGCAGACACATCAGAGAAAGACTTGAGAATGAAAAAAAAGAAGAACGAAAAGCTTATGGTAGAAAATATTATCATGATAATAAGAAAAAAATTAAAGAATATAAAAAACAATTTTATGAACAAAATAAACATAAATATCATGAATACTATGAGAAGAATATTGATAAATATAAAGAAAGGTATCAAGAAAACAGGAAAGATATACTGAGTCTTAATATTAAAATTTCGGAAGGTAAATATATTATTGAACTTTAAAAAATATATAGATTAATTAAATTAAAATTACTTAAAAATATATTTTCTAATACATATTATATATATAATGGATTACAAACAATTAGAAGAAGAAAATAAAATGTTAAGAGCTAAATTAGAACATATAAAAATAACAAAAGCAAACTATTTTCAGACTGTGCATAAACATAAAACTTTTCATTGTAAATGTTGTGATAAAGAAATAAAATATAATTCAATGTGGTATCATAATAACAGTAAAAAACATTTAGAAAACAAAGGGATAAAAGATTTAGAAAATGATTTACAAATAAATCACGATTTAGATAATTATTACGAAAATAATATAGATTAATTTTTTCAAGAAATAAAAAATATATAAATTAATTTTTTATTTTAATTAAAACTACTTAAAAAAATAAAAATATATTTCTAATATATATATATATAACATATAATGTTCAAGAAAACTAATTATAAAGTCAAATCAGAAATTGATGAAGAATTGATAGCACTTGATAAAGAATTACAATCTCTTATAGATAAGCCAGTTAAACCAGTAGTAAAACAAGAAGAAGCAAAAAAGGGTTTTACAAAAACTATAGAGCAATTAAATAAAGAATTAGAAAATGATTTAAAATTAGAAGAGGAAAAAGAGTATAAAAATTACTATAGAACATTTAAAAAAGGTGTTCTAAAGCCAAATGGTAAAATCTCAAAATCAGTTAAAAAATTCTTTGATAAAAAAGTAGGTCAAATAATTGAGAAGAATTTACCTATTGATGAACTAATTAAAATGTATCAACAAAGATACAGAAAAAATAAATCTTTTGTATCAGGGAAATTATATATTGAGGCTGAAAAAGATGAGAGAGGAAATTATTACAAAGATTATAATTATGGAGACCCTGATAAAATTCAATGGAATATTACACATGAAAAGAAATATACAGTTTGTTTAAATTTCAATATCATGTTAAAAAATGTTGTTATTCAAGATTATGAAATTAGAAAATTTTATAATGATATAGATCATGACATAAATATTATTAATAACTTTAAATTGCAACTTAAAGAGGCAGATGAAAATTTAAAAGAGGCAATGAAAAGAGTCGAAGAATCACCTGATATTTTAGGATTTAAAATAACCTCAATTAAAAAGATTGGTGAAAAATATAAAAAACCTGTATTAGTAAAAACAGAATTAAAAGCAGATGGGCAAAATAAAGGAATCAACACTAAATATACACATTACATGATAAATTTAATGACATCAGATTTTAAAAATATCATTCAATTAAATTATAATGAATACATCCAAAAAAATTTCAGACCTGATTCATGTGTATTAACAGCCATTATTAATAAATATTATGATAGATTCAATAAAAAGAAATCTAATGGTAAAAGATATTATAAAGAATTAACCTATGATTATTTATGTGAAATATTAGAATTAGAAAATAAACCTGATAATATTGGATGTACAATTGAAAGAGCAATTGATAAATTCTTTTCACGATTTGAATTCACTGGTATTTATGTTTATGATAGTTATATGAAATTAGATACAAAATTTATTGCAAATCCAAATAATAAAGATTTAGCAACTATGAGAGTTATGGTTAAAGATGGACACATGTATGAATTAACCGACAATATACCAAAATTAAAACAAGTATCATCAAATGAAGAGATACAACAAGAAATATATGTAAATAGCAAATATAATATTATGGATTTTAAAAATGAGACTAAAGAATATTTCGCAGATACTGAGTTGGATATTCTTAAAATATTAAAAGAAGAAGCACCAAAAGAGAAAGTAAAACAAATGAAAATTATTTGTCGTCCATGTATCAAAAAACTATTGTTTAAGTTAATTAATGGTGGATACATGCCTAAAGTTGATTTTGATACTGCATTGAATAAAATTGTATTGTATTTAAATAATACTATGATTCAAATCATTCAAGCCAATAATAATCCTATTTATGGACAATTAATAAATTATGAAAACTTACAAGAATATCAAGCCTATGAAAAAGCCTATGAAAAATTTTATAGTTCTATTGTCAAGAAAGAATATTTATCAGATTATCACCCATCAGTAATTGAAATTGATAATTATTATAAAATCAATAATGTATGTGGTCATTTTGGTGAATTAGATTACAAGCCATATGATGGATTAGATGAAAATAAAGCTTATACCCAATGTTTAATGAGTATTAAGAAAATTCCAATCTTTAATTATTTTGATGTTTATAGAAAATATAATGATGAACCAATTGAAGATTTATCACAATATATTATTGAAGTCTTATCATATACACCAAGAACAGCCATAATATTTCCACAAAAATATACTAAAACATTTGGTTATATCTTAAAACAAGTTGATATTAAATATAAAATTTTATATGTGAGAAAACCATTAAATATTGAAGATGTTGATTTTGAAAAACCAGTTAAAGAATTATTTAATAATAATGATGTTTCAACTCAAATGAAAAAAGCAATCTCAAATATAACAACTGGATTGTTAGAAAAGAAAATTAATAAAGGTGAATTATCAAAAATATTTATTGATTACAATGAGGCTAAAATGTATCAAGATTTATATGATGGTAAAATGTTATGTATATCAGAAGATGATTCAGAAGATAGCTCATTATTTGTTGTTAAAATCAAAGAAGAAAAGCAATTAGAAAATGGCTTCCTACCAGTTAAAGAAATGATATATTTAAATCAAAGATTAAAATTACTAAATCAATATGACAAACTAAGAAACTTAGGATTAAGAGTCAGAGGCATTAAAACCGATTGTATTTTTTATGCAGAAACAAAACAAAGAAATTCAAGTCAAATTATTAAATCAAACTTTCCAATGTCATCAAATATAGGTGAATACAAATTAGAAACTAAAAAGTTTATTCCAACATCATCTATTATCGTAGAACTTAATGATTTACTAAATATTCCAAATTTTGATAACGTGAATACTAAAACTTTTGCTAATGAATATGATACAAAAACAATCAATAAATATTTACAAACACATAATAATGTATTAATTCAAGGTTTATATCCAGGTGTTGGTAAATCAACATTAGCTAAAAATTATGATAAGGATGCTTTATTCATTAGCCCATACAATGTATTATGTCAAGAATTAAGGTCTGATAAATATGATGCAAAAACATTTGCAAAATTATTTGGCTTATTTTGTTTTGATGTAGAAATGAAAAATAAAGCAGGATTAAATATTGATGAATATAAAACAATTGTATTTGATGAAATATTTTTATATACTCCTTCCGAATTAAAAAGAATATCTCAAATTATGAATCAATATCCAGAAAAGCATTTTATTGCAACAGGTGATTGCGACCAAAGAGAACCAGTTGGTTTTAAGAATTCAGAATATTTAAAACAATCACTTAACATTTTATTTAAAGACCAAATACTATTATCAGTAATTAAAAGATTAGAATCAGAAGAAGATAAAATTAAATTAATAGGATTGAAACAAGATGTTTTAAAATCAAATATGACAATTGAAGAAATTTGTGATAAGTATAATTTAAACAAAGTATATTCACTAGATGAAGTCAAAACAAAATTAAATATTTGCTTTTTTAGATATAGATGTGAAATGGTTAATGAAATAATTCATTTTGGTGTATTAGATAAAAAGACAAAATTTGAAGTGGGACAAGAAATAGTATGTAAGGAATATGAAAGAAAATTAAAACTCCATCCAAATTATAGATTTAAAATTATCAAAATGAAAAAACAAGATGTTGTTATTAAAGATGAAGTGGATAATATTGAATATAAAATAACACCACAAATCTTATTAAAACATTTTAAATTACCATACGGTTTAACATGTGATTCAGTCCAAGGATTAACAAGAAATGAACCTACAACTATTTTTGATGCTGGTTGTGCTTATGTTGATAGAAAATATTTATGGACTGCTATTACTAGAGTTAAAAGATTAGAATATATTTCAATATTTATCCATTCCAAAGAAGAATTAGACAAAATGTTAAAAAGCAGAATCCAATTATATTTTAAAGAGAAAGTATTATCTTATAAATTACAAGATAAAAAAGCAGAAAGAGAATTTATTGATGAAGATTTTATTGACGCTAAATGGATAACTGAACAATTTGATAATAATAAATGTTGTAGATTCTGCAAAACTTATTATGAAATCCGCCTTAATGAAGATTCTAATATAGTATCAAATTTAACAGTTGATAGAATTAATAATACTTTAGCACATGTTAAATCAAATTGTCAATTATGCTGTCATCATTGCAATATTACTAAGGGAAATAGATATTAATAATATAATCTCAAATTATTATATATATGGAAGATTTTAAAAAGATATTTTACGATAAAAAAGAAGGCTTAACTAATATCAATAAATTATATGAAAAAATACAGGAAGTAAATCCAAATATTTCTAAAAACGAACTACAAAAATATTATGATAAACAAGCTATTAATAAAATTATGAAACCTATCAGAAAACCAAAACATTTTAGTTCTTATGTGGCTAATTACCCGAGTCATATATACCAACTTGACATAATAAATTACACTAGATTTAAACAAAATAATTACAAGTATATAATATGCATGATTGATATATATTCAAGATATTTAATGGCTAAACCTATGACTAATAGAGAAATGCCAACTATAATAAAAAATGTAAAAGATATGATTGAAGAAAATGGACCACCATATAAACTTGAATGTGATAATGAGTTTAATAAAAAAGAGTTTATTAATGCTATGGATGAATATAATATAAAAATAAGGTTTTCTGACCCTGATGAAGATTGGAAAAATCCTATAGTTGAGAGAGTTAATGGAACATTACAAACATTATTACAAAGAATCAGATTATTAACAAAAGATAATTTTTGGTTTAAATATTTGGAAGATGCAGTATATAATTATAATAATTCCGCTCATTCTACTACACGTCATAAACCTATAGAAATATGGAAAGGTGAAAAACCTAATGAACAATCAGTAGAAGATATTAAACACAAATATATTCCTGGTGATAAAGTTAAAATTATTACGAAAAAAGAGTTATTTGATAAAATTGATACAGTAAAAGCATCAAAAGAAACTTATATTGTAGAACAAGTAAAAGGCAATAAAATAAAATTATTTGGAAAAGATAAATTATATAAACCACATGAAATATCAATTGTGTATGAATTAGATGATGACGATATTGATTATGATATTAGTAAGCCATCACAAGAAGCAAAAGAACATAAAAAGAAATTATCTAATAAAAGAATTGGTATTGACGAATCTAATATAATAGAAGGTAAAAGAGAACGTAAGCCTAAAGTATTTTATGATTGATTATTTTTTTAAAGATTTGTTTTTTTTACTTTTCTTTTCCTTCTTTTCTGTTTTCAGTTCTTCATTTAGTATTTCTTGTGGTTCTTCTTTTTCTTCCTCTTTAACTTTTTTGATATAATTTCTCCATTCTGTATTCCTAGCATTTAAATTAGTTGTTGGGTCTCGTAATATTAAATTTATTGAATATGGGTCTCTTGTGAATTTTGATTCAACACTACCTTGATTAGCTTCACGTAATTTATTAATTTCTTGTCCATAACCCAGAACCCATTTACCTGTCGATTTATTAAAATATTTATTTGGTTTAATATCACTTTCACGAAATATCTTAAATCCTTTATCATCATATTCCTTATCAGAGTACATTAATTTTAAATAAGGGTCTGAAACACTACTTTCAAGTAATAATTGTTCATCTTCATCTTCTGGGAATTCATTTTGAGTTGTTGGAAGTTTTTGAGCAGTTTGTGGCATAAAGTTATATATTGCATTTTGTGGATCTCCGTTTGTTCTTGGGTCATCATTCATAGCTCTTTCAATGAAATTTTCAGTCACTGATTCTTTTGTTTCACCTAAAGAATATTCATCATCATCTGTTTTATATACATTATCTTTAATTAACATTTGGTCATTCTTATTTCTATCTTTAAATCCACTTGTAATCTGAGGATTATTTTGACGAACTAAATTATTATATTGTTTTAATAAATTCATCTGATCATATTGAGATTGTGAATAATATGGGTCTTGGACAAATTGCCTTATATAATTACCTCCTGATGATGGAGCAGCACTAAAAGCGGGTAAAGTTTTAATATTAGACTTTTTAGGATTAGAACCAGTTGTTCTTTTAGATTGGTCAATATTTATTTTAATATTAATGTTTTTATTTTTGATTTGTTTTTTGACATTTTTCGTTTTATTCTTTTTAACCATTTATATAATATATTGTGAAATTATTTTCTAATTTAATATTATTATGGGTAAAAAAAAAACTATAGAAAAATTAGAAAATAATGAAAATCCTACAGTTTCTACGGATAGTATTGATGATAATGAGCCTTTACAAGCAGAAAAAACACCAAAACCAGAACCAATACCACCAACACCACCAACTATACCAACTATACCAGAACCAATACCACAACCGAAACCAAAAAGAAAGCAAACAGATGCACAAAAAGAAACAACAGTTAAAATGCGTCAAAAATTAATGGAAAAAAGAGAAAAAGATAGATTAGAACGTCAAAGATTATTAGAAATAGAAAAGAAATATTTAGAAGAAAAGGTTATTAAAAAAGCAATAAGTATTAAAAAGCGTCAAATTAAACAACAAAAGATATTAGATGAAATTGAAGATGATGAAACACCTATAGAAGAATTACAAATAAAAAGACAACCTCAAAGAAATTATCAACCACCTCAACCACAAGCACCAAAAATAATATTTGTATAAAAATAATTTTCTAAATATAAGTATATATAATGATACCAAGAAAATCTAAATCATATGATTTTAATTATTTAAAAGAAAATGATATAAATAATAATGAATGCACATTGGAAAAATTAGAAAAAGTAAGCCCATATTTAAATAAAAATAATGCAGAAACATATAAAATATTTTTAGCATCAAGACCAGATTTAGGGGAAACGGTAAAAGAATATTATTTAAATTTAATTAAAAAATTAGAACAAAATCAACAAAGAGAAATTAATGAAGCTTTAACAGTTTTGAAAGATGTTTCAGAATATCAAAATTAATTTTATTATGTATTGTAATTATATATAATGGAAACTTTCACAGAAACCAAAATTATAAATTTAAATTCTAAAAATAGTATTAAAAATAATTCTACGTTTTTATCAGATGTTTTTTTCCCATTTAGTGGATTATTAAAAGATGAAGAAGATATTATTGAAAGATATATAAGCATACAAAATGCACAGATACCATTTAGTTTTTACAATATTAATATTTATAATAATGTATTAGTAATTCAGATTATTAGCACTACATATACTTTAACATTAACTAGAGGAAATTATAACGCTACATCATTAATTACAGAAATACAAACTCAATTAACTGCCAATGGTATTACAGATTTGACACTATCAATATCTACAACCACAGGAATATTAACATTTACAAAAACAACAGGTTCATTTTCTCTTAGATCATCAGGTTCAACAATTTATGAAGTTTTAGGATTTGTTGTAGGAACGAATTATAATTCTGTGAGTAGTAAAATAAATGCCCCATTTCCTTTAAATTTATTAGGAACATTAAGATTAAGAATCTGTTCTTATGAATTATCAACGAATAATATAGATTTTACTTTAATGACTTTACCTATTGAAACTGGAAATTTTGGATTAATTCAATATACAAATATAACAAATATTAAAGCTACTTTGAATAATGTGTCATTAGATGGGTTTGATTTATCAATTATAGATGATGATAACAATTATGTTAATTTTAATAATATTAATTGGACTATGACATTTGTATTAACTTTAATAAGAAAAAGACCAAATATAAGCCCCACTAAATTTAATGAAATAATTAAACAAAATACGGTACCAATTGAAGAACCCCAAGAAACCGAACAAATACAAGAACCCCAAGAAACCGAACAAATCCAAGAATCCCAAGAAATACCAATTGAAGAAGAACAAAATATTGAAGAAATAGCAACTGAAGAACCTATAAGAGATGATTTAGATTTATTATTATATAATAATCGTGGAAATATATTTTAATTGAACTTAATATTATTTTATTTGTATAATTTATATATAAACAAATTTAAATGTCAGTTATTTTACCAAACAGTATTAATTATAAAGAAGGATTACCAGCTTTACCAGAAGGAACACAACAAATAAATGTGTCTGCTAATCCAGTTAACGCTCAAACTTTTACAGCCGGTAGTCAAATTTATTTCGACCTGTTAAATAGAGGATTCCTGGTACCCGATTCAATGTATATAGCATATAATTATACTTTAACATCTCTTGCTAGTGCTGAATTAATTGGTTGTCCAGTTTATACCACATTTTCACGTCTAGATATCCAAATTGGAAGCCAAATCGTGGACAGTACAATGAATTATAATGTTGTTATGAATATGCTTTCTAATTTAACCCTATCAGTTGCGGAAAAATATGGTTTACAGAGTTCTTTTGGTTATGGTAATAATACATTGATTCCAACTCTTGAGACATTAGATGGAAGATTAATGACAGCAAATGAAACAGGTAGTTTTAGTGCCCCCCTCATGAGTATTCTAACCAACAGTGAAAAATTAATACCATTATTTGCAATGCCTCAAGTAAGAATTATTTTAACAGTTGAATCATTATCTAATATGTTTACTTCTGCAGTTACTCCAACTGGTTGGACTTTATCAAATGTCGAATTAAGATATAAAGTTATAGATTTTGGTGGTAATGTTGAAGAAATGGTAAGAGGTATGGGAGAAAAAATTTATATAAAATCTCAATCATTTGCTTCTTCAACAAATTTACTTAATGGTGGCACTGGTCCTGGTTCCTTTGATTTAATTTATAATCAAAGATTTGCCTCAGTTAAATCATTATTTGCTATTATGGGTGGTGGTGCTGCAGCTTCTAATAAACAATATGACTCCATAGATTTAACACAAAATACGGGTGACTACTCTTTTAATATTGGAGGTGTTCAGTATCCACAAAGACCATTATCTTCAAGAATTAATCGTACAGGTATTTTACAAGAATTGAGAACCGCTGTTGGTTCAATATTTGATAAAAATAATTCTTTTTCAATAAATGCTATTGAATTTAATTATACTGGTGGAACTGCTGCTACCTGTACATATACTGCACCTGGTAAATTTTATATTGGTACATCAACAGAAAAATTAAACTCTAATTCATTATTAACAGGAATTTCGACACAAAATTCACCCATTTCATTTAGAATAAATAATGGTGCTGCTTCTATTGGGGCTAACCAGTCAACTGTTACATTAGTGGTAAATTATGACGCTTTAATTGAAGTTGATTTAATTAATCGTCAATGTTCTGTGAAAGCATAAAATATTATATCAATTTAATATATAGAATGATAAAAATTAAGTTTAATGAAAGTCCTAATATTACCCCATGTAAAATGTTATGCGATGAATGCTTACATGAAAAATTAAATAATTATGATATGACATCTTTTATGAATTCACATGAAACAAATTTATTTATTGGAAAACCAAAAAGCGGGAAAACATCATTATTATATTCATTTTTTAAAAGTCCTAAATTATTTAGAAAAGTATTTCACAATATATTTTTATTTCAACCATCTCACTCAAGACAATCTATGAAAGATAATTTATTTGGAAAAATACCAGATGAACAAAAATTTGAAGAAGTAAATGAAGAAAATTTACAAGTAGTTATAAATGTAATTAAACATGAAGACAAAAAATATAATAATTGTATCATATTTGATGATATGACGGCATATTTAAAAAATCATGAAACATTAAAATTATTTAAAGAATTAATCTTTAATCGGAGACATTTAAGAACATCAATATTTTTTTTAGTTCAAACATGGTATTCTGTCCCTAAAGAAATTAGAAAATTATTCTCAAACATTTTTATATTTCGTGTAAGTAAGCAAGAAAATGACGCCATATATTCAGAAGTCATTGAAGATAAAGTAAAATATCAAAATGAAATATCAAAATTAGTGTATAATGAACCATTTAAATATTTGTTTGTTAATTTAAATTCTCAAAGATTTTTTGACGGTTTTAATGAATTGTTATTTGATGATGATGAAAATAATATATAATATTAATATATATAGATATTTAATGGTTTTAGGAATACGTAAAGTTCAAAAAGGAGTAAATCAAATGTTTTCAAAGGGACAAAATGCTGCCTTAAAAGTATCTAAAGGATTAGGTAAAGCGGCTGATGTTATTAATAAAGGTGCTGTTGTAGTTCAAAAAGTCGGAGAGGCAACAGGAATATCAGAATTAGAAGGAGCAGGAAAAGCAGTAGCTATGGGAAGTGGTAAATTAGAAGGTGCATTAAATAAAGGTTCTAATAAATTAGAAAGAATTGTTGAGAAATCTGAAAAAGTTCAAGATAAAGTAAATACTAAATTCGATAAAGCTCAAGAAAAGGCAGATGATACATTACAAAGAGCAAAGAATATTAAACAAATAATAAAAACTGACGGACAAGAAGTAGCTAATGACGGTAAAAAAATATTTGGAGTTGCATAAAATAATAATCTAAATATAATATATATAAATGAATTTTCCAAAAGATTTACAAAATGATTTAAAATTTAATAATCGAAAACCTTATACAATAGTTCTAAATTCTACTACTAAAAATTCAGGTGGTTCAAATACTTTTGCGACATATAATTTTGATTGGGATGTATTACCTAACCAACCTTACAATGTTTATTTTCAATTTGTTGCAACTGACCATAGTACTTATGCGGCTGCAAATATTCCCGCTGCTCAAATTGTTATAGAATTAGGACAACCAACAAATACATTTGCTACTGTATCAAATAGACAAGGAGCTACAACAAGTACATATTTAGGAAGTTTAAGAAAAGCTGTTTCATCAGGTAATAATTTTTATCTCTATGCAAATAAAACAGATAATCCACCTATTTATATTAGTGGACATCCAACTAATAATAGGTTTATAGTTGCTATATTAACTGACCAAGGTTTAGGTTATGATGGTTCTTCATTAAGTTCTTATATTTTAACATTATACTTTGAACCCGCATAAAAATTTTTATTTTCTAAATAAAGTATATAGATATTTTATAATGACTAGTTTGAATAATAAATATACTAATAATCGTTCTATGAATGGTTTAATAAATATTTACGCTGATAATATTGAGACCAATAATTCAATTGTAAATGATACATTAATTGTTGATGGTAAAGATATAAGCACTATTTCAACTCAAGTTGAAACAAATAAAACTAATTTAACAGGCATAACATATATAGCTACACCAACACCAACAACAAAAATTATTAATAATATTGATGAAACTGGAACAATAACTATTAGAGAACCAACAGATCCTAATATTTCTATGAGCATTTTATATATTCCTGCTGGTGCTGGTTTTAGATTTATTAATAATCAACCAAATGGTTATATGTATTTTTCAACAAAAGATGGAGCAGGTAATATAAAAAATTTTCAATTCAATTCTTCGCAAGTATATTCTAATTTACTTTTTTATTGTGATAATTGGATGGCTGTCAGTTTTAATAATCAAATTGTGTTAGGAGATGCCAATAGTGCTGGTGCATGGCTTGGTGCATCTCAAAAATATGTTCCCAATAATGCCGTCACATCTGGTTTAGTTTTTTATAATAAAGGATTAAATAATAATGTCGCTTATTATACAAACTTTACACATAATAATTTAAGTAATGTTGAAGTTGCTACATTTAGAATGAATTATAATAATATTTGGTCAAAAGTACCTCACACAATGGAATCAACTTTAACTCTTAATGGAAAAACAACATTTTTAAATGATTTAATCGCTAATTCAACAACAATTACACCTACCGAATTATCTTATATATCAGGTGTGTCATCAAATATACAAACTCAATTAAATAATAAATTTAATTCAGCAGGTGGAACAATAACAGGAAATGTAATTATTAATGGTACAACATCATTTAATGGTAATTTATCAGCAAATGAGATAACAATTACACCTATTCAACTTTCTTATGTCAGTGGTGCAACATCAAATATTCAGACTCAATTAAATGAAAAAGTATCATTATCGGGGTCAAATACATTTACAGGAACAAATACTTTTTCATCAAATATCACAGCTAATGGGTCGGCTAATTTTAATAATAACATAAATTTAAATAGTACAAGTTCATCACAAAATAAAATAATACAAAACATAATATCAAGTGATTTAACAGGAAATCAAAATATTTTTAAATATTCAACGTTTAGTTATAATACATCAGGATCAACAACTAGTGAACCTTTGATTATTTGTAAGGAAGATAATAGCGGTAATACTATTAATTTTTATCCTAGGTTATTTGCTACAAATTATAATGATATGGTTTTGACAGGTGATCGAGGAATAGTTTCATCTAATACAATCAATAATAATAGCATGTTCATTGGATGTCACAGCTCAACAAAATGCGGAATCAGAATGGCTACATCATCTACTGAACCAGCATCAATAGATATTGAAACTGGAGGCACCAGTATTAAATTAAGTAAATTTCCATTGGTAGAAACGATGGTACTTACAACAGAAATAATAAATATTGTATCATCAGCATTTGATACAACAAGTAATGAAACTATGATAAAAACTAATAATGATTTATATCCATGTAAATATAGAGCATTGACACATGAATTTGCGAAAAAAGACGGCACATCTGGATGTACGATAGATGTTAAAGGTTCTATAAAATTTCCATCATCACAAGTTCAAACTGACGCATGGAATAGTACAAATGCTGGATATTCTAAATCAGGAACGACTTTAACATTTGCTAACAATACAATTTTAAGTTTGCCAACTGGTTCATCTATTACTTTTCCTGATAGTAGTTCTCAGACTACTGCTTATACAACTGCTGATGATACTAAATTACAAGCATTAGCAACTATAACAACAGGAACAATGGGAGCAAATACCACTTTAACTTCTGGAGCATTTCATAGTCCAACTTCTATATCATTGGTTGCAGGAACTTATATAATTACTGTGAATGCGTGTGTTGCAGTAATAACAGGAACAACAACAGTCGGACAAATGCTTGCGGGATATTCAACAAGTTCAACTGGATTAAGCCAAAATATTAATTTAGCCATTCTTAATGGAGGTGGAGTGACTTATAATATTGGTAATCAATGGAGTTTAAATTCTTCTAATATAATAACTGTTGCTTCAACAACAACCTATTATTTACAAATTCAATGTACATTTGGTACAGCTTCTAGAATGCAATATGTACAGGGTAATAGTGCATTTAGAGCAGTTAGAATTGCTTAATATATTTACATTGAAAAAAATTATCTATATATAAATTATATATACCATGGAGAACGACCCAATTCCATTTGTAAAACCGAACAATAGTTTAAAAATACAAATTAAAAAAGATAAAATTGTTGGAGTTTTAGTTTTAAAAATCCGAGTAATTAAGAATTATGAATCACAAAAAGAATCTTTAGAATTTATTAAATACATATGTTTGATAGTTGAAAACTTATTAAATAAACGTTCATATAAAGACAAATTAACTCCAAAAGATTTAATCATATCTGCATTTGAAATAGTATTTCAAAATAATTTTAATAAAGAAAAACTTTCAAGTGATATCCAGTTTTTATATGACAATGAACAAATAGTACCGAGTTCAATATTTGATAAATTTTATGGAACTGTTGAACATTGGTTAGTAAGGAAAAAAAAAAGATTATCAGCATAATTTATGATAATTTGAAAGATAAAATAATTGATATCTGCATGAGTAAAGCTAGTGATTCAGCATCATTAAGCATCCCAAATTTTGGAATTACAAAGTTATTGAACTTACCAATTGTAGAAATAATATTTAAAATGAAATTTATGATCACAGTCATAATTATTTTACTATAATATAATAATTTATTTTCTTGAGTTATTATATACATGAATATATTTATCAATATTGAACCAAAAGTAATTGCTAAAATAGCATATAAAATATCCGTCAAAGTTTTATATTTGGAACTAAACAAAAACGCCATCATCAAAGTTGAATCATTTTCTCAGAATAATGAAATATTAGACACCAATCAGTTTATCTTGGATGGTCCTGATTATCAGAACTGGAATAATGATGATTTCTTGATTCAATATGTTTGCAATAAATATGGCTTTACTCTTCAAACCAGATAGGTTAAGTTCGCCCAATTTCCCAAATTTAGCCCAATACTTATTTATCGCACCGAATGAGTTTTTTCAGTCAAAAGAGTTTTTTCAGAAAAAAGAGTTTTTTAGTAGAAAATAGT